CGTTGATATCATTATCAGCTGTTCCAACTCTACCTTGAGTGTTCATCAGTCTATCAGCTGTAAATTGTAAGTTAGAAGGAATTACTAATTTCATTCCTCTAGCTGCAACTTTTAAGCCTCTTTCATCAGTGAACGCTGCAATGTCGATTAACGATTGTTCTAATGAAGTTTCGTTAAGGTCGGCTGCAGTTGCCAAAGTGTTTGAGAAAGTACCAGATAATGTAGGGTGTACAGTAGAAAGTAATGCAACTCCATCACCTCCAGCAAACGCTGCATTGAAACCATTGTTCAATACTGCTGCTCCTCTTACATTTTTAGTACTAGCCATAGATCTTGCTAAAGCTTTTGTATATCTAGACGCAAGTCTGTCATACAAGTTATCCTCAATCGCTTCTTCAGTGATTGCGAACGCTAAAGCGATCGTTTCGTTAGTGTATCTAGCAGTGAACGTTTCTTGTGCATCGTCAAACTGAATTCCTTGGCCTTCAGCTTTAACTGCTGCATTTCCGAAACCTGATAGCATCACTTCTTCTTCAAACGCTCTGTCTGAAGATTCAGTATCAAATATCTCTTTTGTTTCATCTGCATATGTTCTGTATTCAAGTCCAAATAGTGCATTTAGACCTGGCTCTAACTCTTTTACGAGTTGTGCTCTTGATATTGCCATGTTTTTATTCTCCTATTTGGGGTTAATTAAAAGCTGCCGCTTTAGTTAGTGTTACGATTACATCAAGACTTCCTAATACATCTGCAAAATCATTTTGATTTGCGACATTAGCGCCTCTTACAACTGTCCACATACCATTAGCAACTGCTGCACCGTTAGATAATAAACAAGTTGATTGTCCATTACTTGCTGCGCCTGCTGTAGCTAAATTATAAGCACCAGTATTAAAAATTGCATTGGTAACTGGACCTGCTGCGCATCTTACTGTGTACTCTTGATTTGGGTTTGTGTTTGCAAAAGCAGTGATATTAGCACTACCTGTGTTGTAATCAACCGAAGTTAATTGTCCTGCAGTTAAACCATTAGTCCATGTAGGTTTTCCAGTTGGGTCAACAAAAGTTGCTCCATTGAAAACACCTTGAATTAAAGGTCTTGCTGTAGTCCAAGCTACTCCGCCTGCTGTTCCGTCACCCATTGGGTTTTGTGCCGCATCCATTACAAAACCAAGTGATCCATTTCCCGCTGCTGTTTGCATCGAAATAGGATTACCTTTTTGCATTGTAATAGTAGTGGCTGCCGGTTGAACTAGGAATTCAGATTGACCACCTGTAGCTGGAGTATTTCCAACTGTCATAGTCTGTCTGCATCCATAGCCCGCTCTTTGACTGTTTGCCATAGTTATTTTTCCTTTTTTATGTACCTGCCCCTAAGGGCCTCCAGTACGGTTTATATTTTATAAATTTTGTTGGACTTAGAATTATTTCTTTGTTCCACCAAAAGTTACACGAGATTGCCTATCACTATCGATCGGCATACTTGGGTGTTGTTCCTTCATCAAATCGTTCTTCACTGCATCATCTCTGTCTTTATTTTGTTGTGCAAAATAATCAGTACGAGATTGCGCGATTTCTTCAGATATCCTAGCCAACACTAGGCCTCCAACTCCAATGACTCCTGCGTATTTTCCTTCGCTCATGACTGGATAATCCATTTCCGGATATTGGTCAGCTCTCACTAACTCCCATCCTTCTCTTAATTTACCGGCAACGTTTTTAGTGTCGTCGAAACCAAGAATTTCTGTTCTTATCCATCTATGTCTGAACCCATGGGGCGCAGCAGGTGCATCTAAAGATGAGGGTGGAGTCCACGTAGTTTTTTTCTTTGTCTTTTCTCTAGTGGTACTCGCACGTGAAGTTTTTATTTTTTCGTTTTCCATAAAGTTATTGTCCTTCCGTGATATTTAATTGTTTCGCATAGTCTTCTAGCGGCACGCCTAATCTTTTAGCTATTGCTACCTGTGATGGCGAGAGTTTCACAGTTTTTCTGCGTCCTGTTGTTGTGCCCGAACGAGTGGCAGAAGCTACAGCTTGAGCAGGTTTTGCTCTTCTTGTAGTATTTTGTTCTATCTTATCAAACTTATGGGGGAATTCAAGTCTTATTCTTGAATCAACTTCCTCATAATATTCGTTAGATTTAGGGTCAAATCCTTCTTCTTCTACTAACTTTTTATGTATATCAAAAGCCGTATAAGTCATTGCAGAATCATTACCAAACCAACTGTTCTTAGAAGCCCAATCTTCAGCTCTAGGATCTGATTGTTGTTGTGGTTGTTGTTGCTGTCTTTGTGGATTAATGTTTACTTCTCTTTGTCTAGGAGCAACATCTTCTTCAGCAACTTTCAAAGCATTTAATCTAGCATTTTCTACAGATAAGGTAGCTAACTGTTCTTGTGCTGATATTTGTGCTTCTACGTCTTGAGATTCAATAGCATTTTTAAGAGCCAGTTTAGCTGCTGCTAAACTAGTCGTAACTCTACTTTCAAACTCAGATACATAAGATTTATCTAATTTAGATAATCTTTTTTCTGCTTGATTTTTTTGTTGTGTAACTGATTGAGCATAACTAACAGCTTCTTCTCTCTGTCTTTCTGCTTCTCTCATTTTACGAGTTAATTTAGCAATACGAGATTGTACTCCTTTACTATATTCTTCTAACTCATCTTTTTCTTCAGGTTTAACTTTAACTTCTCTTTCGTTTTCAAAAGTTTTATCTTCTGGTACCTGTTCAACTTCTATTTTTTCTTCTACGACTTCCTCTTGTTTTACCGGTTCTCCTTTGTCATCTAAATTAATATCAGCTCCGACTGTTTCGCCTACGTCAATTAATTCTTCTGATGCTCTTATGTCTTCTGGCATAGTATCTCCTATGATTGTTAAATTAAATGAAGAAGTGATTCGGGATCTTTAACAGTTCCTAAAACTTCATCATCGTTAAGTATTCTAACTTCTCCACCTTCGATTGGTAATCTTGAACCCGCATAACGAGCGAAGATAACCCATTCTCCTTTTTTGCACCAAGGCTCATCAAACTTATCTTTATCTTTATAAGCTAATGGTCCCATTTTTAAAACATAACCACATGTTGTGGCAATTCTTGCTTTGTCTAATGTTTCTTGTGAGAATAATATTCCACCCTTTGTTTTAGTTTTAGGTGTAAATGGTAATACTAAAAGTCTGTATCCAGAAGGCTCTGGAAGTTCATCAACAGTGTCATTTCCAATATTTTCTGGAGATAAAGGTTCTTGTTCTGGTGGTAAATTTTTATTCTCTTCTTCGTATTTTTCTGAAAGCGCCAGTTTAATTTTTGGTGCTTCCGATGTCGATAACGTTTCCTTGCTCATCTTTTTGCTCCTTAGGTTTTAGCAGGTTAGAGATATCCTGTAATGTTAATTGTATAGCGTGTGCTTGTCCTACTAGATAACGGTATTTTTCCATTGTGTCAACCCCTCCGGCTAAAACAGCATCCCCTATATCTTGTAGTCTTTGTTGTAATGATTTTTGTGTTTTACTAATTATAGTTATTTCGTCCATTTTCTCTCCTTACAGTTTAAATTGTTGTAGTACTATTAGTTTTTCTTCAGCATTTGCAATCTTTTCTATTAATTTATCTACTTCATCAATGTGTTGTGGGTGTTCCCCAATACCTACTGAATTTTCTAAATAAATTTTAAGTGTAGCATCTGCTTCTGATATTTGTGCGTTGTATCTATCTTCTAGTGCTGTTAGTATTGCTTCTCTCATTTTTTAGCCACCTTATCTTTGTTAGGACCTTTTTTAATTATATAGTCTTGAGTTCCATTGGCACCTGCATTAACTTCTTTTTTTAAATGCCTAAACAAACTCATTTCTTTGATTTTCTTATAGTTGTTTTTTAAAAAAGTTTCAAGGACTTTAGTATCTCTCATTTAACAGTCCCATTTACGAAGAGATTTATTGATTCTACTATTAGGGTCTCTTGCTGTTTTTGCTGAAGTAAGTTTCTTTTTCATTCCACCCATACGAGCGCAGAAGGATTTTCTTCTCGAACTTGTTTTAGATTTTGTAGGTGCTTTAAGTGTGCCACCTTTATAACTGGCTCTTCCTTTAGCATTTAATCCACCAGATTTAGATTTGCCTTCTTTTCGTGTCCATGCGGCACTAGCCATGTTTAATTATGAATTTTGCCACATGTAGTACAAAAGTTTAAACTTGTTCCGGGTAAAATTTCTTTACACTGACATCTTTTACCGAATACTTTATTTACTACTTTAGTGTAGACAGTTCTAATTATTTCTAATGGCCAATTTAAAAAGTTTTTCATTATTTTATTTTACCACCATCTTTTTTAAAGCCCATTTTATTTCTAACTTTTGTAGGTAGTTTACCTAATGATTTTTTTTTTGCTTTTGGTATTGCTTTTAAAGTTTTACCACCATGTTTATACATAGGTCTTTTTGCCA